GGACAAGCAGGTGGTAATGGAGGATCAGGTATTATTATTATTAGAGCACCATCAACAGCTTCATTGTCGGTAAGTCCAGGAACAAACACAGTTACAACATTACCGGCACCAGCTGGAGGTTGTAAAGTTGCGACATTTACAGTTTCTGGAGATATAACAAATAGTACATTCGGCTAATTATTTACTCTTTACAAATCCTATAAAAATTATTATATAGTATTTAGAAATGAACTTACAGAATTACTATTACTATTTTCAAAGCGCACTCACACCTAGATTTTGTGATGAGTTAATTAAATACGGAATTTCTCAACAAGAACAATTAGCTCTTACTGGTGGTCAAACAACTAAAATTAATGAAGGTAAACCACTTGATGATAAAGATATAGTAGATTTAAAAAAGAAAAGAGATTCAAATATTGTTTGGTTAAATGATCGTTGGATCTATAAAGAAATTCAACCATTTATACATCAAGCAAATAGATTAGCTAATTGGAATTTCGATTGGGATTTTTCTGAATCATGTCAATTTACAAAATATGGTCCAGGGCAACATTACGGCGCCCACTGCGATTCATGGGAAGCACCATATGCAAATAAAGATAATCCAGATACATTTGGTAAAATTAGAAAATTATCTGTTACATGTTCCTTGTCAGATCCAAGCGAATATGAAGGTGGAGAATTAGAATTTCAATTTAGAAATCAAGATGATCCAACACCTAAAAAGAAATGCACAGAAATATTACCAAGAGGAAGTATTGTTGTATTTCCTTCTCACGTTTGGCATGAGGTCCGACCAGTTACAAAAGGAATAAGATACAGTCTTGTAATCTGGAACCTTGGGTACCCATTTAGATAATATGAAAACCGCAGAACAACAAAGACAATATAGAAGAGAACAATATCTTAAACATAAAGATAAAGAAAAAGAAACTAGAAGAAAATATTTAATTAAAAATAGAGAAAAAGTATTAGAAAAACAAAGAAAATATAATAAAGAAAATCCATTAAAACGTAAAAATTCAATATTAAAATATGAATATGGAATTACATTAGATCAATATAATAAAATGTTTGAAACACAAGAAGGTAAATGTGCAATATGTCAAAGACATCAAAATGAATTAACAAGAACTTTATGTGTTGATCATGATCATAAAACAAATAAAGTTAGAGCTTTATTGTGTGTAACTTGCAATACAGATGTTTCTGTAGTAGAAAACAGATTAGAAGAAATGACGAAATATTTAAATAAACATAGAAAGGACGTAAACTAATGGCAAAAACAGATCAATTAAATTCATCAATATATTTTAGTTCACCAGTATATTCTATTGAAATACCTGAATGGGTAGATGATGCAAATAAAGTTTGTGATAAATATATTAAAGAAGCTAAAAAGAATAATGCTAAAGCAATTAAAGAACGTGAAAAGAAATTAGGTAAAAAAATAGGCGATCATGGAATGAGTTATCATTCTACATCATTAGTAGGAGATCCTGCTTTAAAAGAATTACAAGAATATATTGGTTCAACTTCATGGAATATTTTAGATCATATGGGTTATAATTTAACTAATTATGAATTATTTTGGACTGAATTTTGGGTACAAGAATTTGGTGAAAAAGGTGGTGGACACCATGAAGGTCATATACACTACGACAATCATATATCTGGTTTTTATTTTTTAAAATGCAGTGAAAAGACTTCAATGCCAGTATTCCACGATCCACGTCCAGCTAAACTTATTACACAGTTACCATTAAAGAATGAAACTGAAATAACATTAGGAACTCATCAAATTCATTACAGACCAAAACCAGGAACGATGATATTCTTTCCTGCTTATATGGAACATCAATATGTAGTGGATGATGGTGTAGAACCATTTAGATTTATTCATTTTAATCTACAAGCTGTGAGAAAAATGATTACAGATACTGTAAGAGTACAAACAAAAGAAGAAAACAAAAAGGAGAAAAAATGAGTTTTAAAAAAGATAAGTATGTAGTTATTAAAGAAGCAATATCGGAAGATCTTGCAAAGTTTTGTTATGATTATTTCATGATGAAGAAACAGGTCGCGCGCACGATGTTTGATAATAAATATATTTCACAATTTACTGAATACTTTGGTGTATGGAATGACCAACAAGTTCCAGATACCTATTCACATTATTCTGACATTGTAATGGAAACATTACTTGTCAAATTACTTCCAGTAATGGAAAAAGAGACATCTCTTAAATTAAACCCCAATTATTCTTATGCTAGGATTTATAAAAAAGGAGATGTCTTACATAAACACAAGGATAGATTTTCATGCGAAATTTCTACAACTATGCATTTAGGTGGTGGTTGTTGGCCAATATATTTAGAACCAGATGCATCATTAGGTGGTGTTGATGAAAAGACAGGTAATTACAAAGCATCAAAATCTAAAGGTGTTAAAGTAATGTTACAACCTGGTGATATGTTAGTGTATCGTGGAAATGAATTAGAGCATTGGAGAGATAAATTATCTTTTGATGACTGTGGTCAAGTATTCTTACATTACAATAATGTTGAAACTAAAGGATCTAAAGAAAATATATACGATCGTAGACCTCATTTAGGACTTCCCGCTTGGTTTAAAAAGTGATATAAAACCCGTTTACTAGGGGTTTTATGCCAATTAATAAACTACAATTTAGACCAGGAATAGATAAACAAAATACTCAATACGGAGCAGAAGGTGGTTGGGTTGATTGTGATAACGTGCGTTTTAGGTACGGCGTTCCTGAAAAGATAGGTGGTTGGGAACCTGCCGTTGGTACTAATTTAATTGGTGCTGCAAGAGATATTCACACTTATACAGATTTAGCAGGAGACTCATTAGCGATCATCGGTACAGATAGAAAACTATATACTTATTACGATAACAACTTTTATGACATCACACCTTTATCTACAACTATTCCAGCAGTATTTACATTCACATCAGGCACAACAATAGTTAACGTTCTTGCAACATCTAATGGTGCAATCGCTGGAGACTTTGTTACATTTTCAGGAGTTACAGGAGTTAGTGTTGTTAACATTACTAATTCTAGTATGGCTCAAGAATTTGAGATTCAAAATATTATAGATTCTAATAACTTTACAATAAATGTAGCTACAATTGGAACACCAGGAGCAGTTACTACTTCCGGATCGGCAACAGGTGCAGCATTTCAAATAAATATAGGATCAGATATTACAACAATTGGTAATGGATGGGGAGCCGGTGCATGGGGATTTTCTACTTGGAATACACCAAGACCTGCAGGAGTTATTACTGCTAATCCAAGAATCTGGCAAATAGATAACTTTGGTGAAGATATTATTGCAACAATAGTTGGTGGTAAAACTTATTACTTTGATACATCTGCATTTTTACCTTCAAGAAATACTAGAGCTACATTATTAGCTAATGCTCCAACACAATCTAATTATATGACAATATCTCCAAGAGATAGACATGTGATATTTTTTGGTACACAAACAACACCAGGAACAACAGGAACTTATGATCCAATGGCCGTGCTCTTTGGTTCACAAGAATCTATTACAGACTTTATACCGAATGCAACTAACACAGCTGGATTTCAAAGATTATCATCAGGAAATAGAATTGTAACAGCAGTTCCAACAAGAGGAGATATATTAATATTAACTAATACATCAGCTCATTCTATGCAGTTTGTCGGACCACCATTTACATTCTCATTTAAACAAATTGGTACGAACTGCGGAACATTATCTGCGCATTCTGCTGTAGAAGCGGAGAACGTTGTCTATTGGATGTCAGATGGAGCATTCTATTTGTTTGACGGGGTTGTAAAAGAAATTCCATGTTCAGTACAAGATTATGTATTTCAAGATATAAATACAGATGAACACTCTATTATTTATGCTGGAGTTAATTTAGATTTTTCAGAAGTAAATTGGTTTTATGCATCAGGTACTTCTACTGCAATTAATAGAATAGTAACATATAACTATCTTGAAAAATTATGGACAATTGGAACATTAGCTAGAACAACTTGGGCTTCTAAAGATGTGTTTGCAAATCCACTTGCAACTAAATATATGCCAAATTCTACGACACTTGCACAACCAACAGTTATTGGTTTAACTGCTGGTGTATCTACTTTATATGACCAAGAAAAAGGAACGAATGATGACACAGATCCAATCACCGCGTTCATTACTTCGGGAGACGTGGACATTGTTGATGGAGATAATTCAATGTTTATTAAACGATACATTCCAGACCTAAAAAATCAAGAAGGTGCGGTTAATTTTCAATTTTTAGTTAGACAATATCCAGGAGCAACTCAAACAGTTGCATCAAGTACACTTGTGTATTCAACAACAACTAAAGTCGACATGCGCGCGCGTGGGCGACAAGTTGCGATTAAAATTATAAGCACTGAAGTTGATACGAAGTGGAGATACGGAACATTGAGGATTGACGGACAACAGGATGGTTTAAGATAATGGCAAAACTAGATCAACCCAGACTTGCAAACGCTACACCTGAATATAATCAACAACAGATGGACCAGATTATTAGAACATTAGAACAGATGGTATTACAATTAAACAATACATTTACACAAGATGCTCAAGATATAGCTGAAGCTCAAACTTGGTTTATGTCTGGAAAGAATGGCTGCTAATGTCTTGTGATAATGTAAATATAACTACACAACCTGTAAGCATTGGAGGTAATAATACTGATGCATTTGGAAGATTAAGAGTTTCTAATCCTCTCACTATCTTTGACAGTAAGAATATAATGTCACAGAATAATTTATTTGATCCATCAACTGCAAATGGTGGAAGTGTTACTTATACAGCTAATAAATCTACAGTTAATTTAAATGTAACAGAAGCAGCTGGATCTAAAACAATAAGACAATCTAAAAGAGTCA